AGCGGTGACCAGGCTGACCGCCGTGGCGCTGTAACGGTTTGCCGATGCCGTAGCATTGGTTCCCGCCACACCGTCACCAATCGTTGACACCGTGAACCCTGTTCCGCCGCACGCCTCGCTTGAAATGCGAGACAGGGAAGGCAGGAACTGCGATCCAACGGGCAGAGTAATGATGTCAATGATGTCCGCTGCGGCCTCCGTGCCCAGGGTTGTATAGATTGGAAACGCAAAACGAATTGCGCCAACCTCGTCTCGTCCATCGGTGAGATTCCGAGCAGAATTGCCCTGCTGGTTTGTCGCGATGTTTGTCTTTTGAAGTGCCATATTATGATTTTCCTTTCAGTTTTGGTTAAGGTGATAATGCGGTGATCGCCGTTTCGACTGTCGAGGTATTGCTTCCAGCATCCACAAGAGCCAGGTATCCGAAGATTCCTTGGATTTGTGCGGACGAGGCAACAACAACAATGTCGTGGCAGACTCCCTCGGGTTTAGTAGCACCCTTTACCAGGGTGCTACTTTCAATGGAGCCGCCAGAATCGACCGGCGTAATCTCGAATTTGTAACCTTGTGCCATATTTTAGACGGTTTGGTCTGCGAAGATTGCCACAACTTTCTTTTCTTCCGTGCGAGTCGCGCCCAGGGCAGCGGTCGTGCGGACTTGAAGCGAGTGCGAACGGTCCGCGCGGATGTCCATGCGGGTCGTGCGGCCGGCGTCAGAAAACCGAATTCCACTTTTCACCCATGCAAAGCATGTGCGAATGTTGGACGCCAGCGCGAGACGTTCCGAACGGATGAACTTGAAGCCCATGAAGGCATCAATCTTGCCATCCGAGAGAGCCCGGACAGTGTTGTAATCATCGCTCGTGACTTCCGTTGTGCGGAGCAGGTTTTGAATCTGCTTGGCCGAACACGCAAGGAAGCGATCCTCATCGGGATCAACTTCGTTGCTGTCCAAGATATACTTGGCTTGGCGAAGCTTTCCGATGGTCAGACCACTGTTTGCCGCGGTGCCGGTTTCAACGAAATCAACCGCAACTTGCTGCGTGGAAGGCAGCGCGGTTGTGGATGTTCCGGATTCCCCGGTGTAGGCTGTTCCGGTTGCGGCAGCGATAATGACGTCATCGCAAGCGCGGTTATAAGCCATGCCATGTCCCATGACGGTTTCGCTTGTCGGCAACACGATCTCGCCCAAGAACTCTTCATCCCATTCATCGAACAGGGTGGCGAGGTCATAAGGGAGAGGACGCAGCCAGCGTTTGCCGGTCGGCGTGTCTGTGTGACGGGTTTCCGCCGCGCGTGCTGTGACGCGGGCCATTTCGATAATGCCAAGCTGGTTGTAGGATTTCTCCTTACCCTTGACACGATCAACAAGCACGATGTCTTTCAACCGGGCTTCTTTTTGCTGAACGAGAAAATCCCAGTTGTTCGCAAACTCAGTTACGAAGAACTGCGGGATTTGTGTGAGAGCTGCCATTTGTGTTTCCTCCTTGGAATGTGGTTTTGGTTTGGTCCGCGCCCTCGGCCTTCCAGAAGTGTCTCTTTCGAGGTTCCCGGTCGTGGGTTTGCCGTGGGCGGGCCATCCAAAAAGGAAGGGTGTCCGCTCTCTGCTGAGTTACGCTTTAAGCAAAACTCAGGGTGTCAGTCAAGACTCTTTTAATGTGAAACAAAATTTTGTTCCATGTGGAACGCTAACCCTGTTGCAAATAGTTCCTCACCATTTGAACCGTGTCAGGATCTCCATCTTTATATTTCGCATGAAGGGGATTTTGCGGGTTCGTCTGGATGTCTTTTGCTCGAGCCGCGCCACCTTGCGTCATATCGCCGCCAGCGCCTCTCACCAGCTTGTCATCGCTCAACTGAGCGGCCAGTCGGACGAATCCCTTCACAACTTCGGGATCTCCAAAGCCGAACGATTCCGGATTCACGCCAGCCAGTTTTGCGGCTTGCTGTGCAACCGTCAAATTCTTGTCAAAGTTTTCGCCCCAGGTCTTTTTCAGATCCTCGACACCTGCCGTCTTCCGTGAATCAATCTCCTGTGCCATGACCTGCATTTCCGCCAGGCGGTGAGCGCCATATTCAGCGACGATCGCTTTCATTGCTGCCGGTGGAATGTTATACTTGTACCCAAGTTCCATAAACCGTTTTCCATTCTCATCGTTCCAAGAAAGTCCTTCCGGCAATTCATCGGGCTTGATGTTGTATTCCTTGATGTCATCAGGAATCCCAAGTGCCTTGCGATAAACGGAAATTTCTTCCGGCGTGGATTTCTCGTTTGGAACAAGTGTCTTTTTGCCGATCAACGCATTGGCATTGTGAAGCGCCTTGGCAAGATCCGTGACGGTTTTGTATTTCCCGAGCGTGGGAGCCGCTTCCTTCAAGTCATCGGGAAGTTTCTCAGTCCATTTTTCAGAAAATGCACCATCGGCACCGATCCATGGAACGTCGCCAGAAGCCACGGGGGGAGTTGTGCCAGATGCCGGGGCAGCAATCAAAGAAGGCGGATCTCCCGCGCCTCCGGGTGTTCCGCCAGTTGGGTTGCCTCCGCCGTCAGCTTCAAAGAAGCGCATGATGTGGGTTTTTTTCATAGTCGATGTTTTTTCAGGTATCTGTCGAAAAATTCTTCCTCAGTGTGATTGCGTTTGAACCATTCGATCCAAGCAGGAGTCAGGTCACCAAGCTCGATGCTCTTTTCAGGTTCCGGATCATTTCCAGCAGGTGCATTTGATGGAATCCGCCTCGTGTATTTTCGCTTTGGTTTTTCCTCTTCGCTCATCGGATGACCTTTCGTTTTTTCGGTTTTTCGATTCCATCACCCTCGCACTTTGCCGAGAGCTTGGCCTGAATGTGCTTCAAGACATCCGCCTGCCCGTCGCGCTTTGCCGCATGGTGCGTGTCAAATCCACCGTCCGGCTTGGCGATGAATGCCGGCATGTGGAGTCCGAACACTTTGGAAATGTCATCAATCACGCGCTTTCCATCGTCAGACTTGAAAATCCGGTGATACGCGTTCACCGTCCGTTGGCTTTCCTTCGCTCGATGGATGCCTTCAATTGTCGGTTCGTCCATCATGGTCCAATCTTTATGTTAATGCGCTCCAATAGCGATTTATTGTCAAGCAACCGTCCAGCAATATTGAGTCGGACGGCTTTTTCATATAGTGAGCGGGCATTCGCTTGGGAAAAACCAAATAGTTCGCCAATCTCAGGAAAAGTCATTCCGTCTTTTCGTAGCTTAAAAATAGCCACTATCCTCTGCTTTGAATTCGATGTTCTTTTTTTAACCCGCTCTTTCCTGTTGCGTTCCAGGTTGACAGCAAAGGAATCCATCGCTCGACGATGACGAGCAATTTCTTGTTTCCTAAGCTTATTTATTTGCGCGTCCGTCATAAATCATCCAAGCGCGGGAGTCGGTCCGCCCGGTTGCTGGCCGGATTGCAATGCCTGTCCGAGAACAGAATCATTTTTGACAGTTCCAGCCTTGGCAGCAGCATCCGCCATCATTTGCGCCTGTTGAGCTTGTGCCTGTTGTGCCGCTTGCTGTGCGCGCGCTTTCCGCATTTCGTCGCGCTTTTGCTCCTCGACCAACCAGCGTGCAGGCAATCCATCATTCCGGGCCCCGTCTCGCGTGATTTCGTCGAGGTCGTAATTGTCGAGGATGTCAGGACGGATTTGAAGGAGTGGCATGGTCATTTCCATTGACCGCGAAAACGAATTATTTTCGAGAGCCTTGATTGCAAGGGCGATCCGCGAAGAATATGACAATTGCGGTTCAGGAAGGAATCCCGCTTGCACCAATTCAGGAGGAGGAACCGGGAAAATGCCAGGAACGCGGACAAGAAGCCCGAACACCCGGCGAAGCATGGGATTGAAAAGCTCCGTTGTCATGCGGGCAAATGTCGGAGAAAATTGAATCAGCTTTTCAGCACTTCGCTCCTGGACCTCGCGGGCCGTCATTTGTTTTGAGACTTGCGAGAACATGGAAAACAAATCGACATGGAACGCATTGTTGATTGCCGTCCGCTTGATTTCCGCGCGGTCTTTGCCCACGTCATACCTGCCACCTGTCGCCCATTCGCGAGGAATCGCGCTTGGGTTGTTCCCGTCATAGTAGGTTACCCCGCTTGCCCTGGTATCAATTTCGCCCTCGTGCGTGTCCGGGATCAGGATGCGGGGGAAAGCGGAAATTTCCGCCAAGGCATCCATTTGCTTTTCGAGGAAATTCAGCTGCCGGGCTTCCGGCAATGCGATCCATGACGGGCACCATCCGTAAGCGACGGTCGAAATCCATTTCAGGTATCGCGTGGCAAAAAACGGTTGCTCATCAAATCCAGATTCCCGCACGACATGCTTGGTGTCCTTCTCGACATAGACCGATGACACAGGCTTGTTCTTGCCGTCCTTCTTTCCCTTTTGGCGATCCTGTTCTGACCGGGGCTCAATCATGTGGATAAACCACGATTTTTGAGAAAGCAATTTTGTGTCGTTCGTGGCAAATGCGCGTTGCTTGGCATCGCTCAGATTTTCAACCCCGAATTTTAAAACCGCTTGCCGAAGCGTCATTTGAAATTCGCGGCAAAGCGTGTCAACCAATCCCTCTTCATCCTCAGAAATTGAGAACGAACCCACGTCGAACTTTTGGAATGTCAGCGGCCCGCGCTTGCCAGGCTCGACAAAAATAACCGCCGTTCCGAATGCCCCGCGGTCAAGGTAAAGCTCATGGATCTCCGAATAAAAATTGCTCCTCGCGAGTTCGACCGCCGTCCGCTCCGAACACTCCCGGAAGTATTGTTTGCACGCGTCCGAATCTTTGAACTGATACGGTGGTTCAAACGAAAACCAAGGGGATTCCATCGGGGTCATCCATGACAGTTGCCCATTGGCAAGGATCATGTTTGCACGAACTGCAGTTGAATCAAAAAGGATGTCCTGTTTTACCGTGCTTGGAACATCCTGTTTGGTAATGATCTCATCCTTTCGCGGCATGACATATTCCCCGATCTCCTGCCAAAATGTGTCCCACGTCCTGCGCTCACTGCTCATTTCGCTTGCGCGTTGAACAATTCGATTTGCGAGGTCTGTGGATGATTTTGCCATGCGGTGTCAGTCAGGACTTAACCGAGAAGCGATCCAGTTCCTGTCGCGGATGATGTCGGACCTTGCGAGCCGGATTGACCCGAGAGAAGCGAAGCGGCCATTCCCCGGCGCTTTTTGGCGTCTTCGGCTTGTTGTGCCATCCGGTTTTGAACTTCCGAGGCGGATTCTGTAGGAGGAGGAGGCGGGGGAGGGGCGGGAGCGACAGGCGCGAGAGTCTCAGGCATTTTTAAAGGCGCCTGGTTCTGTTGCTTCGGCATACTTGGTGACTTCCCACCAAACCAACACACCACAGAATTCAGAAGCGGGTTTGAAAGCGGGTCAGCATTTCGCATAGTCTGGAAAATTTATAATACCTCAACGGGCCGTCATTTCGCCCGAATGCCACCCACATAAGCGGATAAGGAATGACCGTCAAGAAAATATCTTGACTGACACCCTCCGCGATCGCTGCCGCCTGGACAAACCAGCAGTCAGGCGAATCAAAGCGATGCCAGGGATTCGTAACTTGCGGGTGATCTTTCACGACCGGCCGACCCATGATGAAAAAATCCCGCGTGTCGAACACATGCCCACCGCTTGAAATGTTCGCTTCAATGTCCTCGTGAAATGTGCGCGGCTGTGGAAATTGGAGGTAAAGCGAATGAACTTTTCCGTGTGGAGTCATAGCCCTCGAAATCCAGAAACAACTTTGACCGGCCCGCGAATCTTTTTGGCAATTGATGACCGATCAATGAGCATCCCTGCATTGATGGCTTGATGGGAAATACTCCATGCATCGGAATAGTGAGACGACCAATCATGGACGGGAATGTCACGGATCGTCATACCGTCGCGTTCCTCTTTTGAATGGTATGCGTCAAGAGCTTCGAGCCCGTCCGAACATCCGGAAACATTGAAAAAACAACGCGGGAAAGCATCGAGTCCATAGTTGATGCCGTCCCAAACATCCACTTGCCGACGAACGGCAGTAACGCCAGTCAGCCCGCCCCTGATAAGCCCATCCTGCCAGAGCCCGCCATTCTCGGCAGCTGCATCATGTGGGATGAAATGCCCGCCATATCGGTATTGTTTTGACATGAGACGACCCGCCCAATCAGCCGGTGTGCCGCAATCTTCCGAGCCTGTGAGCGATTCCAAATAATTGATCCGGTCACCGCACGGCTGAAAGATCCATACCTTTTGATTTCGTGGCGCGCCGACATCAAAAGCCGTGTAAACCGGCAATTCTTTGAACCACATGACATCATCATTGATGCGCTTTTGTTGCCTAGCGTGTTCGAGCGATCGCGAATAAATAGCCCCGGGCCGGCCGACACTAAAGTCACATTCAAATTCCTGCTTGAACATGGAATCTGACATCGACTTTTGAAGTTCTGAGAGTTCCGAAGAATCAATCAATCCAGAATCCGACGCCCGGAGAATGAGCGAGAACCACGAGGAATCTTGAAGAGACTGCAGATGGATGCGCCAAAATGCATTCCTTCCTTTTGGCGTCCCGATGAATGTCGCCCACCCGTTGTAATCCGTGAGACATGGCCGAATGACCGAATCCCATGCCGCGGGGTCCATGTCGGCACCCTCATCAATGACCACTCCGTCAAAATACAGCCCGCGCATTCGCTCGTAACTCTCGCCAGAATAAAGCCGAATCGTTGCCCCGTTCGGAAGCGTGACCATCAGGTCAGCCCGGTTGATCTCAACGCCCGGGATTTGAGACGTGAACGAAAGCAGGTATCCCCAGGCGATGTCTTTGGCTTGGTCGCGCGTTGGAGCAATGTAGGCATACCGGAGCGGAGGGCCCGGGCGGGAATGTGTCAGCGCCTTGGCAAGAAGATCCTGGATGCAAATGTATGTCTTGCCTGCCCGACGATGGACAACGAGACATGCCCACCGTGCCGCGCGTTCGAGGTAGGAACGGAATTGCTTTCGCGGCCGGATCTCAATCGTGATCTCAGGCATTGCCGCCAATGATGACTCGAGTTGTCAGCGTCCCGGATGTTTCGACCTCGACCTTTTCACCGTATTTTTTTGGAGCCAGTTTTGAAGCGAGCCATTTCCGAGCGTCGAACCGCAGCCGGCCAAGTTGTGCATCTTTTGCCGACAGCGCATCATTTATTCCCCTTTGCGCCTGGACCTCTGCCATTGTTTCGCGCGCGCGGGCGTATTTGTCCGAAAAATATTTGTGCTTAGTCAGCCAAAGGAACACAGTTGATGGCGTCGGCATTCCAGGTTGTTCGCACAGTTTTTCAATTCCGCCGTCGATGTATGGAAGCTCAGCACAAATGCGATCAGCCATGGCGTCGGAGTAATCCGATGGCCGTCCGCGCTTCTTGGCTGGTTTTGCGTTTGGCATCTTTTTGAAATGTGGCAATGGTGAGGGTGTCAGTCAAGATCGCGTTCGAATACTTCGATTTCTGTCCGCTCGTCCCCCTTCCGGCATCCGTGCTGTGCGAATTCGAGAATGACGGTCTTTGGATCATCGTCCGGGATAATGCCAGCGCGTCGGATCGCGTCGATGAGGGGCTTGCATCCCCCGGCCAGGTTGTCAGCGTCGAGCGAGCGGGCGGCGTAGCGGGTGATCAGCAGGCGGAATCTTGGAGTGCCGCATCCAGCGCCCGCTTTGCCTCCTGCTTGGCTTTGTGGGCTACTGTCCAATGCTTGTGTAGCAGTTTGTTGAGTGACGGAGTGAGATAGCCCATGAGGATGAGCTTTTGTTTTCGGGTCCAGTTTTGGTTTTGCATGAATGGTGGCGCCTGGTGCGAAAAATGATCCGTCCGGCTGTTTGGAAAATCCGAGTTTTTGCAATTGGTCTGTGGTGAATGGCATGATGGTTAAAAAGTGGGGATTGTCGGGAATGTCGGTTTTGGCGGGTGTTTTGACATCCTATTAGGAAAACACTGTTTTTAATTTTCCCTTACGCGATAGGATTAGGAAACTACCTGTAAACCCGACATTCCCGACAAAAACCGCAGTGTTTTGATTCATTTTTTAGCCTTGAAAAATAAAGATGGTGAAAAAGTAGGTTTTTCCCGACTTTCCCGAACTGTCGGTTTTGTCGGGTTTGATGAGCATCTTATCCGGCAAGCTCCAAAATGTTCGATTGTTCGTCAATTTTCAGCCTCATGTCATTGATGACCGGGTATTCCCGGGCGTTCGTTTCGGATGAAAAACCACGGTCAATCATGACAGATTTGATCTTTCGAGTGCCACGATAACGGGGCGTTTCTCCATTTCTTTCGCACCACACGAGGTAAATCTTTGAGAGGTCAGACACCCGGACCGTGTGCCCAAGATGCTTCTCTGTGCATTCGGTCAGGAATGCTCCGAACTGGTCCGATTCATCCCGATAATCCTTTGTTGCCTCGACCACCTGGGCGGGTGGCCGCAATCCGATGTCCCGGCTTTCCAAAAGCCCGCGGATCGCCCAATTGAGGATGCCCGCGGCCTCGGCCTCGAATTCAGCAAGAATTTCATGGCGTGGCCGGCGTTCATTTTCTGCAATCGTAACGAGGAACGGGATCAGATGGACCCGGCGCCAGATACCCTCATCCGTGCCTGTGATTTCCGGCTTGTGGTTCCCCATCAGCCAAAGCTTGTGGGTTGGGTTGAACGAGTATGGAGATTCAAACGGCCGGCGTGCATTCATGGCGTCGCCACCAGTGATCGCCTTCACCTGCGAATCTGCCAGCTTGCGCCCCTCCGGGATCTCATCCGTGAGAACGACCCGCTTCCCTTCCATGGATGCCTTGTGGTAGTCAAAATTATTATCCGACTTCGCGGCCAGGAGTGCAGCAATTGGAACGGTTGTCATGAGGTCACCCAAGAGGATTTTCAGGACACCGTAAAAAGTGGATTTTCCGTTCGCTCCCTTTCCGTAGGCAAAAAACAGCGCGTCACCGTGAACGCGGCCGGTCAGACTATATCCGACCGCCCGGGCGAGATAAACGCGGGTTTCCACGTCCGGGAAAAACCGCTCGAGAAATCCAATCCATTTCGGGCACTCGGCGGCGGGATCAAATGCAATGGGCGAACGAACGGTTGCATTGTCAGACGGCCGGTGTTCCCGGAAAACCCCTTCGGCAAAGTCGAGCGTGCCATTGAGGACAACAAGAATGTCCTGATTCGAGTCAAACGCAGTAGCCGGAAGGTTGATCTCACGGAGGGCAAATTTTTCCACCGACGAAATGTATTCCCACTTTCGGAGCATATCGCACCGGAATTGAAACCCGGCGTGTTCTTTTTCCCGGGGGTCTTTCTTTTTGTCCGGAGCGGGATCTTTGGCAATCTCTGCCCGGATGGAATCTGCCATCTTGGAATAAACCTCGCAGAGCGTATCCGAAATGTCCCAGGGCGTTGAATGGGCAGCGTCCCGGCGCCAAAGCCCTTCCTCGTAAATCATCCACATTTTCGCGTGAACATTCCAGACGCGCAGGCCCCGGCGCATTTCGCACCACAGGCGGGCGTCTCCGGCCTGCCCGGTATTGAACGCGTGCATGATCCGCTCGCGGGTCAATTCGGTAGCGATGCAGGCAGGAGCCGTGTCCGTTTCCGGATTTTCTCCCTGTCCCGGGCCCCGTTCACTATCGGCAAAACGAATTCGACCAGCCCACCGCTTGCGATTCCATGCGGCACGGGCGTCAAACCCGTGAAGGCTGGCAATGTGGGCAAGTGTTCCAATTCCTACCTGTTTGAGCCGCGCCTTGTGCTTTCCGACATACTCTCCTTCTTTTTCCTCCGGGCTCCATTGGTGAAGAATCCGGGCACCGTCAGCCATGGGAAGGACCGACCACACCGCCGACGCGATCCGCAGCCACGTATCATAATCCGGCCGCGGTGGAACGAACGTCAGCATTTCCGCAATGTCTGCCGCCGTGGTTTCAACAGGCGGTCGCCACGACTCGACCTCGGGAAGTGATTCAATGACCGGGATTGGCGTGACATCCTCGCTGGTTTCAAGATCTGGATCATGGGAAACGAAACAGAGCCGCATGGGGTCTTTCGTTGCCCGGTCGAGCCGCAAGCCGTGGACGTCGCGAAAATGAGCCTCGGCAGCAAACCAACTATCCTTGTGGCGTTCGGTATCAATTGATACCACCGCCTTGAGCCCTTCACCGGACGGCCCGACAAAGACCGCGCAAACGTGAGGGTCAGCGATCAACGCGGCACGCTTGGCAGCGACGGCCCCTGCATCAGAAAGAATCGGGTTATCCTTGAGATCAAAATCCGCCTGGAGCCATCCGGAATGGGTGATTGCCTTCGCTTCCGGAGAAAGGTCACGTTCGCGTGACAGGCAATGGCAGGAGATTGTTACGGCCGGCAATTCGCGCTTCTTGTGATCGTAGCGCACCCGGTCACCGCGGCGAATGTGTTCACGGCAAATTGAAATCTTGCGTTCCCACCTGCCATTTTTCATGGCGGACAAAAATTCTTTGAGTGGTATTGCCTGATCCGGCTCTTGTGCGAGCGCGGAAGGGAAAATTGAAATAAGTGTGTCGAGTGTGTTCATGAAAATATGAGGGTGTCAGTCAAGAGAGGCAGGTTTCAAGTGGGGAGCGAATAATGCTTTCGCCTGATGACATCTGTCAAAAGTCCTAAGTGTTTGGTTTTGTTGTCCATAGTATTTTTGATAACGGACGGCAGTCAGTTAATCATTGTTCGGCAAAAGAATAGTGATCGCCTTGTGAGGATCGACTTGATACCAAGGCCAGTCCACTCCCATGTCATCGCACTCCTGCTTGTATGCTGGCCTGCCATGCGCGAAGTAGATCGGCGTTCCTGCCGGATATTCGTCCAGCCATGCGTCCTTGAATGCCATGTCCATTGCGTCTTCCAGCTTTTTGCAGCATCCATTCCATTCGTCGGCTTCGAGGTCCATCGTGTAGAGCCATCGGCCACGATAATACCGAACAGTCGATGGAGCTAACACAGCCCCGTCCACGGTTTCACTGGTTTTCATGCATCCTCCTTCTGGGCTGTGCAGCTCATCGCGGCGTTCGCATTCATAAGTTCCTGTAAAAGTGGATTGCCGCTTCCGATACATGGACACCCTTGATCCATTCCTTGAGGAACAAGCCAGAGAGCGAGCGCAGGCGGGAAAGTGCGACGTATGCTTGCCCAGGCTCACGCGCGGCCCGGATGTCGATATGTGCCCGGTCGAGCGTAAGACCTTGGCTTTTGTGAATCGTAAGTGCGTATGCCGGCCGCAATGGGATTTGATGCATCGCGGCTGAATCGTCACGTTGCGGATCAAACGTCCATGTTCTAGCCACAAGCTGAATTGTGGAACCATTGTCGATCGTGACCCATACCGATTCGCTATCCATTTCCTTAACCGTTCCACATTGCCCGTTGACCGCGGAAAGCCCTCCTACCTCATCGGTGATATTGGATGTCACCATCACCCGCGCCCCAACCTTGAGAATTAGAACGGCGGGAGTGATTGAATTCTTGGCAATGAAATCTGCCTCATGTTCCGGCCCTTCAAAATCGGCATTGTAGGTTCGCTCCGGGGAATCGATTTCCCCGATTTGGTAAGAGTTCCACTTGTCCACCTGGGCGTTGTGAGTCATGAGCCGGACAACCCGGCGATCCACGAACATCTTGACCCGTGAGGAAAGCACATCGGCCACCGCACGCGAGATCCGGCCCTCACGGAAATTGTTCAATGCCTCGACAAACAACGGCTCATCCTGCCGGTGGATCGTGGTCAGATAGGCGGCTTGAAATCGTGCCAGCGCCCACGACTTTGCAAAGAATGCCCAGTCGTATTTTCCATCCTTTGCCACAGGGGGAAGTTGCAGAAAGTCACCGACCGCGATGATTTGAATTCCACCAAACGGGCGGGAGTCTCCGCGAATCTGTTGAAAGTGAAAATTGAGGTAGTCAAGAACCCGCCCGGGAAGCATGGAAATTTCGTCAATGACAAGGCATTCCGAGCGTGCCACGCGACGAAATGCCGCAACTCGAGACATCGGCATCCGGCCAAGGTTAAGGAAATCCCAATAATGCTGGTGCGATTGACCAGCAGCGGGCCCGAGCCCAATACCTGACCAACGATAAACGGTATGCGCTGGCAAAGCGACCCCGGCACGGCGACGAAATTGATCTTGTAAGTTCAGAGCGGCGATCCCGGTTGTCGCGCACACGTCGACCGACCGGAACGATTGTCCGATGAATTCCAAAAGCGTCGTGCTTTTCCCGGTTCCCGCCATGCCGGACAGGAACAGATTCCCGCCCCCCTGCATCATGTCGACCGCACGTTGTTGTTCTGCGTCGAGTTTAGTAGTCGATGACCCGGCCTTTGAATAGTCGGATTGCGACGGCGAGGAATCGAGCTTCCGGATCGTCTGGACCATTGAGCCATCCGGTGCTGTGGGCAACAAGAAGTTCCCTTGCGATACGGGCAGGTTCATTGTTGTCATCGGTCAAAATGGGTTGCCCGAATGCGGGCGGTTGATCAGCGGAAGACGCATGATCAGAATCGGCGGTTGAAATTGCCGTGCCTGGACTGCCAGCCACGCGTGACCGCTGTCCGGTTCGATCACAATCCCCATGTCGCTCTCGAATGAGTGAAGCGAGTCGAACCACTCCCAGGCTGCGTCCGGCGCTCCCTGGTCCGGGTGATGCATCGGCAACCGCTCGCCCGCTTCCATGGCCCCCAACTCCCTTTGTGGAGCCGGGGGTTGATATTTTGGGAGCATTGGCGGTGCGGATGCGTCGAGGGTTTGTTTGATAGACGCGGCCAATTTTGCCCGTTCGTCAGCAGCTTTGATTTTTACCCCACTATCAGCGGGAGCCGGTTGACCGGCCCCCGCTGATTTGCGGGCTATGATTTCGGCAAGGGTTGGCATGTCAGTAGTCGAAAGATTCGACGTTGACCGGATCGGCCCCGCGGACGATTGCGCTCGCAGCCTGCCAGATCCGAAGCCCCGGGATTGGTTTCCCTGCATTCGGCTTGAGAATCGCACGGATCGCAGGACCGTTTTCCGACACAATGCAAAGTTCCGGCCTCGCCGCAAAAAGTGCGTTGATGTCAGTGACTTCAAACTTCCAAGCTGTGCGTGTGCTTACTCCCTCGATCTTCGGACCTTCCGCCTCAATCACGGCAAGCTGACTGGCCGCGATAGCGTCCGCCGCCTCTGCCCGGGCAGCATCCGCCGCCTCCTCGTCACCGGCAGCAAGTGCCGCCGCCTGTTTCTCCTGCATTTTCTCGAGTGCCGCCGCCTGTTCCTTGGCCGCTTCCTCGCGTTCCTTTTCCGCCTTCCGCCTCGCGGCCTCCTGGTAAGAACCGACGAGTGTTTCAAGCCTGCTTTTCTCGGCTTCGAGCGGAGCCAGGTATTCCTTGGCGACCGAATCAATCCGCTTTCCGACTTCCAACACAGGCGCCTTGACTTCCTTCCGGCTGGATTCTACCGACCGCACAAGCGACACGACAGTTGTCAATGCCGCCGCCGCCTGGTCGAGATCCGCAACGCTGGCAATTGCCTTGACGTTGCCGGAAGCGAGCAGGGCGACCGACCGCGCATTGAACGCGGCCGGCGTGAGTTCGATTTCCGGACGGGGCAGGGGACCAGAAACGACAATTTCAAGTTTGTCGCTCATAGACGAACCGTCGCCTCCCGTTCGATGCGTTCGATTTCTTCCGGCAAATATCTAACGGATTTGCCGAGTTTGAGAAACGCAAGCTGTCCGGCTTTCTCGCGCCTTTTAAGGGTTTCAGTTGAAACCTGCCAACGATCAGCGAGCGTGCGGCGTGTGTAATGCTGTTTTTGATCGCTCACTTTGTGTATTCTCCTTGTTCGGATTCACTTGTCAGGTCGAGCACAAGTTGACGATCAGCGTCCGTCATTTCGCGCACCCATACCCGCTCCCCCGTATCGTCACGGGTGCAGGTTTTAAGGTTCAGTTCAGGAGTCTCAAACGTGACCGTGCATTCCGTGTCTTTGATGTCGTATCCACGGCTGATCCGGCCCGTCTGAGCAGTCACGCGAGCCTCAACCGCGCTGATCCTGCTTTTCCATTCGTCCCGCACGCTCTTGAAATCATCGTCGAGTTGGCGCAATTCGATTTGGGATGCCGCAAGATCCTTCCCCGCCTCAACCATCTGATCAGTCGAGAGGGGATGACGGCAGGACTCACGAGATTTTGACGTTCGAGCCTTTGGCGATTCTGCTTCGATTTTCTTATCCATGGCCTAGAAGTCCTCCTTCGGAGCGTCGTTCAGAGCCTCGTTTGCGAGCGCAAGAGCAGCGGCCAGACGTTTATCGTCGGCGGTTGCCTTCTTGTTCCCCTCGTGGACCGGAAGCCAGTTGGTGACAAGCTTCTTGATCGCCTCGGCATCCAGGTCGCGCAATTCAACACCGGCATGTTTGCCGACATGGACCTTGACCTTTGTCCAATCCTCGCCGGCCTTGGTGCCATCGACCTGTTCAGGTCCCGGAGTCCCATCGGTGGGCTTGGCCGCGCCACGGTAGGAAGCTTCCTCGCCATTGGCCTCGCGGTCTTTTTTGCGGGTGAACTTGCCGGACGGTTCGAGCGGCTTACCGTTTTTGAGTCCGGTGCAAGCAACGATATTGGCGAACACGTCTCCCGTCTCGCCCGTCTCGTGAGTGATGACGAGTTGTGCCGAACGGCCCAACAAGTCTTCTGTGTCGAATTCGGTTTCCTCCGCAGCCGTCAGGTCGCGCCCGAGCCACTGCCGCAGGAATTTTCGGAAGTTCGCCTTTTCGTTCAGGCTCGGGGTGAATCCCCGGCTCCAAACACATTGCGGGCTTCCGTCCTCGCGGGCCGGGGCGTCCGTCTCGAATACGAGTTGGAAGACTTCCCGTTCACCGAATTTCGATTGCTGTTTTTTCATGGGTGTCACGTCAACGCAGACAGCCCGGAATGTTCCTTCTTCATGCGGGGTAAAATTCCCGCCTTGCTTTTTCGATAGTTTCATGTTTTTCCTTTTTTTGTTGTTTTTCCACTCCCCCGCTTCCGGCGCTTACCGGGGCGGGGGAAATTCTTTTTCAGGCACGGCGAAGAACGCGTTGCTTCCTGCCATTCCAAAATGCTTCTGTGCGTCGGCGTTCGACTTCCAAGCGCCAGAGGATGAACTTGCATCCGCAGATCCAGCCCAGGCAGAACACGATAAGAAAAAAGAGGATGTATCCGGGCTCGCACATTGTTCGTCCTCCGGGTGCGGTCCTGCATGGATGCCCTGTTCAATAACGTCTCGCATCCAGCGCCGCTCGCGGGCCGCTTGCTCGCGATATTCCGCGTCGTGTGTGTCGTCGCGATCCTCGCTCATTTTCCGTCCTCCATTGCCTTGATCCGTGCCCGCTTGAGCCGCCGACTCATGACGCTTGTGAAAGTGTTCCCGTCCGGGTGGACGTTCGCCTTTTGTTCCAAGAGAAATTTGTGGATCGCGCGGAACTTGTATCCCTTCGACCTCATGATCTCCACGCACCCCAACACCGTGTCCGTGGGATACCTTCCAGCCGGTGGAAGCGCCTTTGCCTTTTCGATCAGGTCAGCGGCACTCATTTGGTGGAAATTAAAACTCCGGTTTTCCGCCTCGCCACCTGATCATCTTTCGGAGTCAGGCATTGCCTCGCGTAGCGAACCTCTGCATTGAAACGATTCGTGAATGATGGGCTCATTTCCGTGGGGATTTTTTCGTTGATTTTGGTCCGGTGGTTATACACCCATCACCAAAAAAAAGGCGGCGAACATAGGAGGACAAAGAACGTCCTTCACTTTTCGCCGCGTCTTTCAATTTCTGCAATTCATCGGACTCAAGGTAAAGCCCGACCGATACGAGTTTATTTGTCTTTGTAGATGCGCTCATGAATTCTTTCCTTTAAAACTTCCGACATGGTTTTTCCAGACAAACGGGCAAGCTCCTTCAAAACGGCTTTCTCTTCCGAAGTCAACCAGACTGCCACTTGTTTCTTTCCAGCTTTGCGTTTGCTCGGCATGCCTGCAAAGATTGCAGGTGTATAACCACCCGTCAACAAAAAAGTTTAAAATATTTTTCCAGACATCAAAATGCTACCTATATGCAGTTGAAGACCTGCATTCCGTGTTCTTGTCTTTCCGAACACTCAGCACCATGTAAGTCGCTAGATTTATATCCGAACTCGATGGAAGATTATAAATCATTTTTTTAACTGATTTTTTTGCAAGATAAGATGATTCAGAAATATGAACTGTTTTTGCTTCATCCATTTTTCTCAACAGTTCGATGTTTTTACCAACCGCAACTTTTGCAATCACTTCGGGAGAAGTGTTGCCATCATCAATTTCAATAATCGTCTTCAAAAGCGCATCAAAATATTCATCTGATGCAAGTTTTGACGCTTTTTTTTGTTTCTCTGTCGGATCTTTGATTGCTGGAGGCGTGTAAACTGGTTCAGAAACTGGAAGATAATTATATTTTTTTGGATTCGTTTCACACCCCGACAGCGCAAGCGCGATTGCCACAACTGCCAGAGAGATTTTCATTTCCTCTTCACCTTCTTTTTCGCCGCCCGCTGTAGTCGTTTCTTTTTGGCCTGGGCAGCGAGCCACTTGGGATCATTGGCCTTCTCAGCATACCAAGCCGCCTTTCTCGCGGACTCGGCAGTTCTGAACTTCCGATCAGTCCGATAAATTTCCACATACCTTTGGGCATGGGATTTTTTCCAATCGGCAACATCCGCATAAGGCATATAATCAAGACAACCATTTAAGAAAAATGGAATCAAGTTGAATCAACTCGACGGAATGCCGTAAATCCATGCCGTAACTGACAAATGAAAAACCCTTTATACCTGATGGATAAAGGGGGGAGCGGGTGACGAGACTCGAACTCGCGATTTCACCAAGGCAACCTTTTTTTGTGGTTTGCTATGGTAAACGATTCCTTTGATTCGCTTGCAATTCTATTGAAACGCCGTAAAAATATGCCGTAAGTATGGCATCGGTTCGCAAATCAAAATTGTCCCCGTTCTGGCTGGCAGACATGCGGGTTTGGAAATCGGTTCCCGGTCATCCACGGGGAGGATATTCTTGCAAGACGACAAAATCCACCAAGATCCCGACCACGGAAAAGCGGGAAGTTGCCGAACGTGCCGCGGATGAAATGGAGCGGATCGGCAACGAGCGCCCCACCGGGCCGGTTGACCGCGGCACGTTCGAGCGCCGTGTTGATTCGCTCATGCGAGCGGCAGGCGTTGACGTTCCCAAGAAGCAAACGACATGGCGGGAATTTTCTGAAAAGTTCTTGGATGAATCAGACGCGGGCGAATCATCATTGATGAAGTATCGCGGGGAGGTGGGACAATTCACCGCGTTCCTTGGGGCCCGGGCTGGCCTGGACCTGCGCGACGTCACCCATGAAGACATTGCACGGTTTTACAAAGGCATCCAGAAAAGCGGGCGATCAGTAAACACGGCCCGAAATACGACAAAGACCGTGCGGGCAGTCTTGCACCGCGCGAGCCTGTTGGGATTCATCGACACCAACCCGGCCGCATTGGTTCGCTTGAAGTCAACAGGGGCGAATTCATCCCGGGCGCCATTCACACGGGATGAGATCGCGGCAATCCTTGCCAATGTGGAGGGGGAAAAACGAATTGCCGTTCTATTTGGCCTGACCTACGGCCTTCGGGCAGGGGATGCCACTCGCAGGAGATTCGAGGAAATTTCCATTCAAGATGGCATCCCGGTTATTTCGTTCGTTCCTGAGAAAAAGTCTCGAGCCGGAAAAATAATCACCCTTCCATTGGTGGGAGAGCTTGCCAAGTTGAAAGGGAAGTCCGGATTTATTACGAAATCGCTTGCCCATAACCAACACCCGGGAAGATTTTTCAACGCGGTCATGAAAGCGGCCGGCATTGACCGGAAGACTCAGAAAGCTACGGGAGAGGGGAGGGCAACCAACGCGAAGACGTTCCATTCACTACGCCATACGATTTCCTCTTGGCTCATGGACTCGGGAGCGGATCAACGAATGCGCCAGCTGGTCTGCGATCATGACGACCCGAAGATGAATGCCAGGTATACCCATGGGAACATTGTCGCCATGTCCAAGGCGATCACCGCAGCGATCAATCCAGCCAGTTCCGAACGGAAAAAATCTGACGGATGAGCCGCCGCTTGCGCCACACTCCATCCCCATTGCGATCCGCAGCAGATCCGGGCACGGCATCAGGGGAAGTGTTCGCTTCGATCGTCAACACGACATCTTTCCCCCACCGTTCGACAAGTCCGGTGTGGGCTACTCGCCCTTTGCTTGGAAAGTAGATTCCCCAGGGGTCACCGGGCAGCGGAGTTCTTCCACCGTTTGCCCGTGTCCATGTCGGATTCTGCACCCATACGGCAGCAAGGGCCGAACGCGGGCCAACTCCGCGCAACTGTGCCGCATCATACACCCATCGGTTAAAGGCTGCACAATACGGGGAGCCGGTTCCGTCGAGTCCGACAGAGGCAAGGATTCTGTCAATGGCTGGTCCGTCATTGTGTCCGGTTGCTTCAGTGGTTCCGACAAGCCCCGAGGCGGAAGCGAGAATTCGATTTCGCGCTCCCTCGCGCGTCTCCTCAACTCCCACGATATATTGACCGTGGCAAAGAACCGGAGCAAACAGGAGGGTAAGTAGAAGCGCACGAATCACGAGACTGGCACCAATTTGAGGCAGACGATAAAAAGGATGACGCACAGGACAAATGCGGTCTGTGTGGCAAGCCAACGCTGGCCTTCCGTGAGATGTTCAAACCATCCCTTGAGGTTCCCCCATTCGTCCGGTTCGTTCGCGCTCGCTTGGTCGAGAGAATGGAAAAGCACTTGGAACAGCACCCACCCAATGAATCCGGCCCAGAACGCCAAGAATGTTGCCAGCCCGACCCATTGCAGATACCCGGCATCGAACACCCCCGCAGTCGGATCGTAAGCCCGGATGATGGGAGGAAGCGCGAGGTAGATCACGAGGGCCACAACGCCGGAGATCATGCCACGCCAGGAAGAAAAGATTCGTCTGAGAGTTTTCATTGGATTTTTAAAAAAATACTTGGATGAATATAAATGTAGTGCACGCCACAACGCCCGGAGCGCAGATTGCTACCGCGGCGCCGGGGATGGAATTGAGGGCAAGCCCGCCGAACCGCAAAATCAAGAGTCCGACGATTGCCCCGGCAAGGAGTCCGCAGAGCCCTGCCGCGTAAAATTTCAGCTTGTGGTATTTCGCAAGCGTTGCAGCGTGAGCTTTGACTTCTTTGGCAACCCGGAGTTCCGCCGCGTCCCGCTCGGCCCCGACCTTCTGCACCGCCTGATTTGCGAGATCCAGCGATGACTTCAATTCAATCGCATCCTGTGCCATTTTCGAGTTGGCGCCGGCCAAGGCATTCGCCAGATCCTGAGTGCGGGCAAGTTTTCCCATTTGTTCAGCAACGGTCGATTGCGATTCTGCCAGCTTTGCCCGTAGGTCAGCCGTTGCCTTTGTGAGCCCTGTTACAAGGGTTCGTTCGTCAGCAGACAGCGCAGCGTGAGCGGGCTTGCATGTCGAGATGATGAGCAACACCACAAAAGCGATGAAGAGAAACAGTGGTAATCGAGCGTCAGTAGTTTTCATTTTTGGAGTAGCTTGGTTGTTTTGTAATCCATTCGGTCGAGAATTTCGGACTGTTCACCATTGATGCGCGACAAGACCTCGTTGCTGGCCCGGAGTTCCCCGAGCGCCGCTTTCACCTGTTTACTGTCTTGCGCGGCCTGCTGTGCAGCCGTGGAGAGATTGCCAGCCTTTCCAATCGCTCCCGAGAGTTCAGGCGTTGACGTGTGCGTCGGATGCTGGCAACCAGCTAGAGCAAGAATTGAAATAAGTAGGAGTTTTTTCATTGTTCACTGTGCTGGCAGAGTTTCGCAACGAGTTCAGAAAGTTTATCCAGCCGAGCATCAAAGGCTTCCTGCCGTCCAAAGGAATAGGCCGACCCAACCGATGCACGCTCAACAATAACGTGTGTTTGCTGAACCTGATCAGACAACGAATCAAACCGTTTTTCCCGCTGTTCCCAAAGTCCCTCATACCTTCCTTGCCATTTTGCAGTTACAAGGTCAGATGTTTGAAGAGACGAGATCGAAGCCGTGTTTGTAGATTGCTGGTCCCTCAGTGGAATCATCATTAGCGTTGCGTATCCACCAGCCAGCACCAGTAAAAGAGAGGCAAAACTAATCACGGTAGCAAAAGGAAAATCTTTCTTCCCCATGCCACGAACAGAAGTTGCCAGGTCTGCAATCGCTTGCTCCATTCGTGAAACCGATATGGCAAGGCCATTGACAATTTTTTCCGTTTCTAATTGACGGTTAGATATTTCCGTCCTCCACTCAATAACATTGGTTGGATCTACGTGTTGATTTTCCATATTATTGAATCCCCTTCCAAATGCTAATATCCCGCGCATAATAGGCCCGCACCGCAGCCTCTTCGTCGCTGGTCAGCGTCGGGCGAGTCTCGCTCTCGTTTTCGTGCGGAAGAAAATCGAATCCGACCGCCGCACAAAAAGCGTTAATTCCCGTCTCGAATTTGAAAAGCTGGACGCTCGGGAGAACGAGGTCCGTGAGTCCGCGAGTTTCGAGCGATTCAAAGTGGACATCAACGAGATTCTGAGTCATGGGCGGTTTTCCTTCAATCCGCTCATCAAGGTCATTGAGCATCGCTAGAGCATCTGTTGGTGTCTTTCCAGTCTTAGCACACGCTGAAATAAAACGGTCCACGGAATCACGAATTAGCGCAAAGGCTGAAAAACTATCAGGAATCTCAAACGTGCGGGGAGAAAATGGAGAACGCTGTTCAGGTGTATAAAGAGCGTCAATCTTTGCCCTGATGCTGGTGCTTCCAGAACGGGGGATGAACAAAATACATTTATTTGTTGGTAAGTGGAGCCACATAATTAAGATCCTTTAGTTACTGTGCAAGTGCCACTTCCCACATCTACTATGGTAAATGTAACAAGCCACGGACATAATGGAACTGAGGCAATAGGAAGAGACGCGCTTCGTATGGAAAATATCAGATTTAAGTTTTTGCCATCAAAAATGCCGTAATGATACGTCCAATACGGAAAACTTCCTGTAACGCAGTATAGTTCATAGGTGATCCCGCCAATCACATCTCCATAAGTATTCCTGCCATTGTTTGCTCCGTTAATAGGCAAAATGATTGATCCGTTTACAATAGCACTTGCCGTCGCATCCGGCGTTCCGCCGCTCGCCGGTTTACGCGAAGCAAAAATCGACTGTGCCAGCGCGAGAAACATCAGGCGTAATAAGCGATGATCGTTCCGCTGTGCAGAGTGATCGCAGAAAACGACCCTTCAAGAATCGTTCCAGCCGGAATCGTTGGCGCGCTTCCCAACGTGGTATTCGCCACACCCGAGAGCGTTCCAGTCAAGATGTTGAATTTCGCGTCTGCAAGAACCTGAATAACACCCCAGGTAGAGCCCGTTACCCCTCCCGGAGTGTGAGCCGAAGTGTCGTTGTAAAGTGTTCCTCCGCGTGTTGCGTTGTCGATTTTCATATTATGCTTTGATTTCCTGCAATGTTAATGTTGCTGCCGATATTCCGCCAAATAACCGAGCCCCTGTTGTGCCATTGATTGCGATTGTTCCTGTGGAACTTGGACCGCATCTGACAGAATATGTCTGAGCGGACGTGCTGCCGGGGGAATCATAAACGCACAGGCTCGCGGTTGAATGGGTCTGATTGTAATAATACACATGGCATGTAGCGACGCCGATGCACGTTGATCCGCGAAACACCGAAAAAATTGCGCCGTATCCGTTTGATGCCGCCGTCACAACTGGCACGCAGAGAGAAACGAGAACCTTGTTTGTTGCTGACTGCGGCGTGATTGCCTGAGAAATAATTTGCACCCCCTCTGAAGAAAGGGGCGTTGTATCATCAAGGGGAATCACCGAAGTCACCGCTTGCTGTGTCCCATATGATGCTTGAATGACCTGGACAACAGCTCCGGAAGCAACCTTTGCCTGAGTGACCGATCCGTCTGCCAGTTTTGCAGTTGTCACATTCGCATCAAGAATCTTGACGGTCGTAACTGCATCGGATGCCAGCTTTGCCGCCGTCACATTCGCATCCGTAATTTTTGCAGTAGTGACCGCATTCGATGCCAGCTTTGCAGTAGTGACCGAAGCGTCCGCCAGTTGAGTAGTTCCGACAACACCAGCAGAAAGCGTGAACGAATATGCCGACCACGATCCGGCAGTTGTTGCGGTCGAAATATAAACGGTGGTCGTATCAAGCTGAACACCAAGTTGCCCAAGAAAATCAGGAACAGCGGCAGTCCGCGCAGACAAATTTGCAAATGTCTTTGTTGGCTGGTCAACAACTGTTGCCGGAAGATTCAGAAGAGTTTGAATCTCTGCCCCGGTGAACATTTTTGCCACCCCGTCAGCCCCGATGCCAACCAGCGCGTTCAGCACTTTTGCAAATGGGGTGATTGACCCGTCAGCCTCGCGGAGCTTGAAGCTTGCCGCCAATCGCCGCGCATTTTGTTGGGAAAGATATGTCAGCCGGTCGAGCCCTTGCTCGTGCATGGCCGCGGGGAAGTTGTCAGCCTCAGTATATTGGAGCGGCTGAACAACCGGAATGTCGCGGTAGATTGTCACCGTGCTTGTCGCCGGAACAGCCGCAACAGTTGTCACGCTTCCACCGTCCGAGTTCCCGGCGCCGGTGACCGAATAAT